ATATTTTGTTCTAACAAATGAATAGCATTTGGATTTTCTGATAAATTATTCCAATCAATTTTATCCATATTTTGTTCTAACAAATGAATAGCATTTTTATTTTTTGATAAAGCTGTCCAATCAATTTTGTCTATATTTTGTTCTAACAAATGAATAGCATTTAGATTATGTGATAAATCAGACCAGTCAATTCTGTCTATATTTTGTTCTAACAAATGAATAGCATTTGGATTATATGATAAATACTCCCAATCAATTTTATCTAAAGATATCCAATCTAATAATTTCATTTTTGGTTTTACTAAATATGAAGCAATTAATCTTATAACTTCTAATGGAATATTCATTTTATTGTATATAATAAATAACATAATTATGCAAAATATTTAATTTTCAATTTTTTTTATATGCAAACTAAAATATAATAATGTAATGAAATATTTTTTATAATTTATTATTTAATATCTTTACAACAGATTTATAAATATTGTCTCTTGACATAAATTTATATCCTTGTTTATCATAATCTTTTCTCCATTTATTATTTTGTTTAGCACTACATTCTATTTTTATTGCTTTAGTAAATTTTTCTTGATAATAGATATAATAAATTTAGCATCATTTTTTTTATTAAATACACAATGACCTGAATTTACCATTAAATGTGATTCATACATTTTAGGATTTATTTTGCTTAAAATATCTATTTCTCGTAGTTTTGTTTTATTATTGAATTCATATCCTAACTCATTTTTTTCTGGTTTGCTTATGTATGGAAATGATATAACTGGAACTCTAAATTTAGTATCTATATGTTTGTTTATAAATTTAGTTCTAATATAATTGCCTACAGTTATTATTTTTTTCCATGTATCATCCTTATTTTTTTTTAATTGTTTTAGTAAATTTCTAAAATTTTCATTTGTTAATGGATATATCAATCTATCTTTTTTATCTTCTGTAAAATTTTTTAATCTTAATTTTAGATTTTTAGGTGTTATTAAAGCTGAATCTAATAATAAACACATTTTACATTTATCTGAATAAATTTGTGAAAAATATAAAGCAATATATCCTCCTGCAGACCAACCAATAGGTATTAATTTGTAATTATCTATGTTTGTGTATTCTTTTTTGATATTATTATATACAGTTTTACAATGTTTATCAAGATTGTTATAAGTAATATTTATGTTAATGTCTGAATCATAATCATTACGTTCTACAATATTATTATCATAATGTAAAGTATTATAAAGTTTATCTTGATAAGTATATACATTACCTAATTTTTTTAATTTATTCAAAAATTTTGATTCAGTATAGTCATTCCAATGTTTTAAATTTGTCCCTCCACCTTGAAGCATTATAAATAATATTTTATCTCTATTAACACCACCTATTTGGTTATTTATATTTGTTTCTAAACATATCTTTTTGATATTCATATATTATAATAAATTAAGAAATTATTTTGTTTATTGATGAATTATTTTATCTATTATATGTGCTTGTTCTGTAATATCTAATTTTAATTGTTTAATATTAATTTTAAATATATTCGGATTTTCTGATAACCAATTCCAATTAATTTTATCTATATTTTGTTCTAACAAATGAATTGCATTTGGATTTTCAGATAACCAATCCCAATTAATCTTATCCATATTTTTTTCTAACAAATGAATTGCATTTGGATTTATTGATAATATATTCCAATTAATTTTATCTATATTTTTTTCCAACAAATGAATAGCATTTGGATTTTTAGAAAAATAATTCCAGTCAATTTTATCTATATTTTGTTCTAACAAATGAATAGCATTTGGATTTTCTGATAAATACTCCCAATTAATTTTATCCATATTTTGCTCTAACAAATGAATAGCATTTGGATTTTCTGATAAATACTTCCAATTAATTTTATCCATATTTTGCTCTAACAAATGAATAGCATTTGGATTTAATGATAATATAGTCCAATTAATTTTATCTATATTTTTTTCTAATATATCTATAGCATTTGGATTTCGTGATAAATTAGACCAATTAATTTTGTCTATATTTCCTTCTAGAATTTTTCCCGCCAAAAGTTGTTCTAATATACTAATAGCATTTGGATTTTGTGATAAATCGTCCCAATCAATTTTATCTATATTTTGTTCTAACAAATGAATAGCATTTGGATTATATGATAAATACTCCCAATCAATTTTATCTAATGGTATCCAATCTAATAATTTCATTTTTGGTTTCACAAGATATGAAGCAATCAATATTATAACTTCTAATGGTATATTCATTTTATTAAATTTAATTTAATATAATAAAATAATAATGTAAAATATAAAATAATCAATTTTTTTAAATAAGTATCAGTTATTCTAAGTCCAAATTTTATATTATCAATAATAAATTATTTCTTCTATTTTTGGTTTTCCTTCCTGTATATCAATAAATTTTATTGGTGCAATATTACAATATAATTCTTGAAAATCATTTGTTGTATAATCATATTTTAAACAGCTAAAATAGTCTAAATAATCTTTCAATAATTCAGGTAATAAAATTTCTAAATTATCTATTGAATATTCTACTTTCTGATCACTTATAGAAATTACTCTCCATTTATCATTGTTAAATTCATATATTACAGCATTATACATTCCACAAAAATCAATTATTTTTAATGAAATATCTGTGTTGAAATTTTCAGATGCAACAGTATGCATAAAAAAGCAAGTTTTTTGTTTCATACCAACGTTTATATATATTTCTTCCATTATTTGTATATAATAAATAAAATAATACTATTAACTAATAATTGTTTGATTATCAATTTTTTAACCTATTCTCTCATAGATAATCTATCTTTAACACTTGCTCTACAATTTGGACAGGTTTGTTTAGTTTCTATCCATTTGAATATACACCTTATATGTCCTAATTCCTTTTTACAACATATACATTTAACTGTATCTATATTTGAATCATCAATTTCTTCCAAACATATTAAACAAGTTTCATCAACTTTTGATATATCAACAATATCATAACCTACAAGTGTAATTATTAAATCTCTTTCTTTAATTTTATCGATAATAATATTTATTTTTTCATGTGTACTTTTAATTAATCCTGTATCAACATAATCTTTTGGTTTAATATTTGCTATAATTTCATTAAACTCTTTGATTGATGCATTTTGGTTTGTATTGTAACAACTAACAATAATCACAAAAATTAAGTTTAATTTTACCATTGTATTGGTTGTAGTTTTGATTTTATGCAAAATGTATTTCTTATATTTTTTAAATATATTATATACTTCTAAATGGTTGCGATTATTAAACACCGAAACAATGTAATCTGAAAAAATACTGTCTATAAATTTACTATTGTTTTCTAATAAATTTTTCAAATAACTAATGTAATTTGAATTATCTTTTTTTATATCTGTTTCAAAAGTCAGTCTTACTATTTTAATATTATAATCAAACATATCTGAAAAATCTTCATAAGGAGGTTTATCGATTGGATAGTCTGCATATTCATATTTTTTTTCTAATCTCAATCTTTGTAACTCATAACATATATTCTTAAAATATAATATATCACTATACATTTGCATCTGTTTATTTGGAAATAATATATCAGAACATTTTGCAATACATTTTATATCTTGTTTTTCATTTATCATTTGTATTTGTGTAATATTATATTTAATCCAATTTGTAGCAACATTTGGATATTTTTCTTCAAAAATATCTGTTTGTTTTTTTATTAGTTCAATATTTTTTGTTCCAATCACTTTATTCATATCAAAGAATGATACAGATTTTTGTATAATTGGATGATCTAAATATTTATATACTTCTTCAATTTTACGTGTTAATGCATATGAAAATAAGATTAAAATATTTGTATGTGGTTCTGAATTATCTTTGTTTCCTTCAAATATTTTATCAAGTTCTTCATATATCATTGCTAATGTTTGTTTAGCATAATTATAATCTTCTTCAAACTGAAACATTGATTCGTGTAAATTATAATTATTAATAAGTAGTTGAACTAATGGATATGGATTAGATGTTTTTATTTCTTTATGCAAATTTCTTAGCAAATTAAATTTTTTGCATATACTTAAATACAGAATATCATATAATCCATTATATTCTGGTATAGTCTTAATCTTTTCTATAAATTCATCTTTAAAATCATAGTCATAAAAATGAATTTTTTCAATCATATACCAAAGAGCTTGTTGAACGTTCATTTTTGTATTAGTTATAGTAATTAGTTATGTTAGTTAATTAGTATATTATAATTTCAATTTTTTATAAAAAATTGATTAAAAAAATGTATATAAATATAACAATCGAAATAATATATAATTTATATTATATTATGAGTTGGAAAGATACTATAAGTAAAAATTTAATTAAATCAGTTAAGTTTGGTATTGGTAATGTTAAATTTATTGATGATGATATTGATAATGATATTGATAATGATATTGATAATGATATTGATAATGATATTGATAATGATATTGATAATGATATTATTGAATGTTATAATTGTCGCAATGAAATGAAATACGATCATTATAATTATATTTCTTGTGATGGTAAATGTTATTGGTGTTTCGAATGTTGCGAATATCAACATCTTACCAAAAAAAATAAAATGAATAAAGGACATAATATTACTTGCGATGAATATTATAACTGCGATGAATGTAATAAAACAACAATTGGAATAGACAATAATAATTATGTTGATTTTATAGATAATGTTTTTCCAGATGACAGTTTTATATTCGACAAAGATATAAATACTAATATTAAATATAACAATAAATATTATCATTATGAATGTTTTTGTAAATTTCTTGGTGATGATTATATGAATCTTGTTTGTAATAAATGTAAAAGACATTGTAAATATATCAATAATATGCGTGATATAAATAATAATCCAGAAATAATTAAAGGAATTAATGTATGCATTGAATGTTATAATAATACTGATATTCATAAATGTTATAATAATTCATGTAAAGGAGAACGTGTTGTTATGCAATGTTATTTTTATAGTCAATGTAAAAAGTATGCAAAAGGTTGTATAGAGTGCACTAAGAACGACTGGATTAAAGAATATTGTAATGAGTGTAGATAATGTATGTATTACATTATTTAATCCTATCCAAACTATTTACTTTATTCCAAAACAACACATAATTAAATGTTTTAACACTAATATAATCTTGAACACCATATTTATTTCCTCTATAATAACTATTTGAAAATGATATCAACGGTTCATCATATTCTGATAACAATTGGTATTTTTTATTTTTATTTTTATTTACATATTTTTTATTCTTGTCATATCTAAATTTTTTATAGAAATATTTTAATTGCCACGTTCTTTTTATACAATTTTCACCAATACAATATCCATTAAATCGATTAGTTCCTTCATATGCTTGAGATAACACTATACAATAATCATCTTTTAATTTTCTCTTAAGGTAATGACCTAAAAACCATTTATGATTTTTATTTTCAATATAATCTAAATTATCTGCTGATAATGATAAATCAGCAATATGATCATTATGTGCCCATAAGAAATTAATATTATTTTTATTATAATTTTTCATTATTATTTTATACATATCATAGTCTCTATCTATTTTATCATTATCAATACCAATAATTGATATTCTATCTATGTATTTTCTAATATATTTAATTATTTTCAAAAATATATTGCTTTCTGTTAAATGATGACAATATTGCCATAATTTGCCACCGACATAATTATCATTTTGTACTGGTTCTTCAAATTTAATTCCATCATATTTTATAAATTTTTTTTCTTGATTAGACCAAATAGTATTATTCATTATATTATCTGCTTGCCAAATACTCATTTCATTAAATATAATTATATTTTTATTAGTGTGTTTCATTGCGTATTTTAGCATATTAAATCTAAATTCCCAACTTTCTAAGATACCATGTGAAAATTCACCTATGCCAATTAATTTATAATTTAACAATATATTCATCATTATTATTATATATATAATAATACGGACTACAAAAATTAAAATTAGCAAATGAAGAATAAGTTAAATAATTTTATAAGATGATACAACAAAAAATATAAATAATGTTAAAAATTTCATAGATAAATTATATGATTCGTAAAACTAATATAATTTATATATATTTACATTTATGATCTTTAATGTTATCAAAATCATATAATTCTAAACAATAGCCACAATTAATTTTATTTAGTGTTATATCACATTTAAATATAAATTTCAAAATTTTATTTAATGTAGTCATATAATAAATAATATATATCTATCTATTATATATATTATGAATTTGTTGTTAATTAACAATGGATTTACTTATGAACCAAATGATATTAATTCTGTTCCGATTAAATTGACTGTTGTTGCTTGTAGTCTTCAAGGTGATATTTCCATACCTGCCACAATTGTAGACACAATTTTAAATGAAACTTATGCTGTTACTATAATAGGTTCTCATTGTTTTACACCTGAAAATAATATTACATCTATAACAATCCCAGAAGGTATAATAACAATTAGTGCATATGCATTTGTTGGTGTAGATAACAATGGTGCATTAAAATCAAACAAACAGTCATTAACTATACCAGACAGTGTCGAAACTATCGGCACTTGTGCATTTTATAATTGTCATGGTATTACATCATTAATATTAGAAACTATTTCAAGTAATCTACAAACTATATCAGATAGTGCGTTTGATAATGCTTTACAAGACGATCAATCATTAACTATACCAGACAGTGTTAATAGTATCGGCGATAGTGCATTTGCTCATTGTAATGGCATTACATCAATAATATTTCCAAATAATATTACATTTACAACTATATCATACAATGCGTTTAGTGATTGTTCAAAAATTCAATCATTAACTATACCAGACAGTGTCGAAACTATCGATGAATATGCATTTTATGGTTGTTATGGAATAACATCATTAATATTAGAAACTACTTTAAGTAAACTAAAAACTATATCAGATTATGCGTTTTATAATTCTTCAAACATTCAATCATTAACTATACCAGACAGTGTCGAAACTATTGGCACTTATGCATTTCATGGTTGTAGTGGCATTACATCAATACAATTTCCAAATAATACTAAATTTACAACTATATCAGACTTTGCGTTTTATGGTTCTTCAAACATTCAATCATTAACTATACCAAACAGTGTTGAGAGTATCGGCGTAGGTGCGTTTGGTGTTTCTTTATCAAGCAGTCCATTATCATTAACTATACCATATAGTGTCGAAATTATCGGCGCTGGTGCGTTTGCTGGTTGTAGTGGCATTACAAATTTAATTTTTTATAATAATTCAAATATTAGTGTTGATAGTTCAGCATTTCAAAATTGTAGTATAACTAATATTGTTTATAATAATCAGAACCAATCTGGTATTTACCCTAATATCACTGGAGGTAATATTATGCATAATTTTGGTAATGGAACATATAATACTTTTACAAAAACGACTAGTTATGATGGTAAATTTGCATCAATAATAATAACAACAGAACTACCAGAAAATACAGTATTTGCAGTAACATATGATCAAGATTCAAATTCAAATTCAAATCCAACTTTCAATACAGGAACGACCAAAACGATAATATTATCAAGTGTAAATGTGGCGGAGGGGGGTTCAAGTATAACTATTCCTGCACTTATTAAAGACCAACAATATGCATTTAAAATATCATATGGAATTGATCAATCAACATATTCAGGGCTAAATACTTTAACAACTGCTTGTTTTATGGAAGGAACAAAAATATTGTGTAAAGTTAATAATAATACAGGACAATATTAAGTTATATTTATTTCTTCATCTGTTTGCGTATTATTTATGTGTATAAATACAATAAAATGTATGTTGTTATATATTTTTATTGTTTGATATATATATATATATATTAATATTATTTTATATTCAATAGAATAATATTTATTGATAACCAATTTAATAATTTCATTTTGGGTTCTATCAAATATAACGCAATTAATTTTATTTATTCTATTTACTAGCATCATTGATTATTTTTTTGAATTTATCTACTTTTATTAATTCATTGTTATCATAAATAAGTTTCATATCTTTATAATTATTATCAAATATCAGCAATTTATTGATTCGTACCCCATTACATATTTCAATATTGTGGGTAACTATACATTTTTTATATAGTTTGAATAATGTATGTCTAATATTTTTTACATTTTCTTTTATTATTGCTTTATCAATATTTGGCATTCTTGGTGCTGTCGCATTATTATCATCCATAAATTGTTTTATACTATTTTTAAATCTTTGTTTATTTCTTTTTATAAGATTTTTAACAGATACCAAAGAATAAGCAATAATAATATCATAATTTATGGGTATCCAATTTCTTGATAATATCCATTTTGGAATGTTTTTTCCTGTTGTTTCTAAAATAATATTTTTTTTATTTTTTATATATTTTTTAATTTTATCATCATTTACTTTATCATAATCATATTTTTGTCTAACATCGAAATATGCTTTCTCAAATAATTCTAATTCACTATTATCTTTTAGTAATTCTTTTATTTTATTTTTATATTCATCATTATTCTCAATCAAATCATCAACAAGACACATTTTATAATTTTTATCAAGATTTAATATTTCTATTGTTTTATTTATAAGTCTTGTTTTACCAGACCCAGAGTGTCCTACTGTTATAATAATATACATAATATTTATACATATTTTTTTGTGTATAATCAAGTTATAAAATTAATAATAATATTTTTCATAAATATTATTATTCAATGAAAAGAAAAACAAATAAATCATTGTATGAGGATAAGCATCCGCAATCTTCAACAAAAGGCACAGGTTATAAAGACAAGCAAAAAGCATTAGATACTTTAGAAATAATAAAAAATAGGGATTTAATATACCAAAAACAAGTTGTAAATACAATGTATAATCGAGCCAAATATCATCCTAATCAAACACAAAATATGAAAGAAGCAATGAAAATATTTAAGACTTGGTTAAAAAAACATAGTTAATTTTTTATACAATCTTTGTATGGAGCGCAACTTGATTTCATACTAAAACCTTTTATTGTTTTACTTAAACATTGTTTTTTAGAAAATTTTCTTTTTTTAATGTCAAATTCTTTATTGTCTGATTTTCTAATACATTTTTTATCTTTTTTAGTAGTTTTACAACAATTTTTTTAGAACTTCTATTCATTTAATATATATATGAAATCATAAAATCTTTGGAAATTATAATAAACTTACTTGATAATTAACAAAAAGATTTTTTTATTATTATACACCCAATATTATTTATTCATTATAAAAATATATTCCCTATACCTATAATATTATAATGCTACAACAAACTCATCGTCAATCAACAACAAAATATTTACAAAATAAGAAACTTTATATTAAATTAATTGGGGGCACAAAATGTAGTAAGTGCCAAAAAGACATTGGCGGAGAAGTTGAACCTGATATATTTCCTTCAGCGGTTCCTCCCGCAAGATTGCCTGATGTAAATCCACATATAGATTTATGTACTTGCGATACATTAACATCTCCAACAAAACTAGACTTTATTTTCAACAAAAAAACATCTATAATAGGGGGTAGCGCTCCTAATATCTTAGCAAGAATTAGCGGTGTTAAGAATGGAGATAGTATAGTTTCAGTTGATGGTAAAGAGACATATATATTTAAAAATAACGCTAGAATATTTCCAGCAATAATAAAAGAAATATTTTATTTAGCATACGGCGCGAGTTCAGTAGTATTTGTTATAAAAAAAGACCAAACCTCATACATATTGAAATTAAATAGTGATAATATGAATGATATATATATTAAAAAATATAAACGTGATTGTGTATTGTTGCCAGATAATGTGCCAAAAATATATTATTATGGAGATATTTTGATAAATACAGTTGAACCATATAGAAGTAAGATTGAAGATTTACCATATACGAAAGATAAAGAATGGGATGTTGTTAAAAGTCAATTTAAGTTGCCTCCTGAAAATAAAGATAATTATTATATGGTGTATCAACACGTAATAATGAAAAAATATAACACAGATTTTAGTCTTCTTAATACTCTTGAAAAGAAATTTATTTTTTGTATATCTTTATTAAATGCTCTCCAGGTGCTTTATAATAATAGGATGATACACAATGATCTGAAAACTGAAAATGTGGGTTTTGATGAAGAATTTAATTGTATTTTCATTGATCACGATAAAAATACTTTTTTTGACATACACAAAAATGCTGAACCACCTAACGAGAAACACAAATTATGGAGGATTATAATTTTAAGTTCTTATTTTCCATTATATTTATTATCTTATCAATTACGCTCTAGCACAGAACCAACAAATATATACTTCAAAACGTATGGTCAAGTTTTTTCCACACTAAAATTTTACACGATTGGATTAATTGGCATACTTCTTAGTGTATTTGGCATCAATATAGATAAACGCACAGAACTTATGAATATATTTAAATATAATAATTTTTCGTATAATGAGGATGAATTAGAACAATTAATTGAGATTAATTGTAGGTATATTGATGACACAATTATAGAGAAAAAAAATGATGATACATTTACATTACGAGATGCAATCTATAGTATTATTAGGAGTATGATGAGTACAAAGATTGCCTCTATACCTGAACCAGGAGTTTTGTGCAATAAATTTAAATCTTGCTTAGCCTTTATCAGAACTCAATCATCACAAGCATCACAAGCATCACAAGCATCACAAGCATCACAAGCACCAACACCAGCACCAACACCAACACCAGCACCAACACCAACACCAACACCCGCATCCGCACAAGCACTACAAACATTACCCCAAATATCAGCACAAACACAAGTGCGAACAGCAAGTGAAGCACACTTAGACCCCACAATTTCCACTGCTAAAAGAGCAAAACAAGAATAAATCAAACATAATTTAATAACTCACCCAAACAACATATAACCCCAAATTATTTTATATCAATGCTAAATATATGTCAAATATTAACGAAATCCAAATTCAGCAATATATGGGTGCTGACTTAGCAAAAAAAGACATAAGAAAATTTAGAGACATAATATATAAAAATTTTGAACATATTGCTGATATAGAAGAATTAAATCACACAGCATATGAAATTTTTAGGTTGCTAATATCATCATTATCAATAGTATTCCTTGCGATTTATAACAAAAAAATAATTGGTTATATTGTTGCTGAAATTAATGAAATAGATAGCAAAAGATTATTACATATTGCTTATTTATATGTAGTTCCAACTTATAGAAAAAATGGGGTTGGAACTTATTTATTAAATAGAATTACACAATCTGGAATTGAATATAATGCTGATGCGATATCATTAACATTTGATACATATAATAAAAAATTAGAGAATTTTTATTTTTCTAATTATTTTAATTATGACCCTAATTTTAGAAGCAAACAAAGATATGATATGATGTTTAAAAAACTAAAATAAAATTGAAATTTATTCTTTGTATAACTCATAGTAATATGTAATAAAACATTATGAACGATTTAACTGAACTACTAACAAAATGCTCTTTGAATAATGATTATGAGCATTCAAATAAATTGATAGAAATATGTAAATCTTTTGAAAATAAAAAAATAGAATTATTTGCTAAATTTTTAGATGAAATTATCCCAATATATGATGCTAATATTGTTGGAAATATATTCGAGGATGTATTTTTTCCAATAATAAAAAAACATCTAGATGATTTTGAACGCGGACCCAAGCAAGCATCGCCAGATTATTATGGTTCTAATAAAAAATTTGAATTTGAATTGAAAGCATTTACA